AAGCGAAGTCGATGAAACCTTGGATGTCATTCCAGGACACACCAGCGGCAGGGCGCAGGTAGTTGACACGGGCCAGGATGTAAGCAGCCTTGCCAGCATCTTTGTCATCGGAGCTGATGTACACACCATCACCAGTGATGGTGGTGTTGGTCACAGCGTTCAGGTTATAAACCTTGAACGTCGTGTCCGCAGTCACGCGGTACATCATCGAGTTGGCGGCGTCAGTAGCCACGATGCCAGCGGTGGTCACCGAGGACCAGAAGGGCAGGTCGCCAGCGGTGGTGTCACTGGTACCCTGAGCAATACCAGCAGCACCAATGGTCAGGCTAGCGCTAGCGCAAGACAGGCCATTGGCCTGAGAGGCGGGAATACCGAAGGGAACACCAGAGTTGTCGGGACCCAGGAGCAGAACTTCAGTATCAGTGCCCAGCAGGTCAGCGGTTACAGGCGAGGCAGGGAAGCCAGCCAGACCACCAGCGGGATAGTCAGCAGCAACAGCAATCGAAGCGCCATAGATGTAGGCGGGACGAGCAGCGCTGGCTTGAACAACCAGCGAGGTGCGGTTGTCACGCACACGGTCATCAGGACGACGATCGGGCGAGGGGACGATCAGGTCGAAGCTCTTGTACGAAGCTTTGGTTGCGGCCAGGTTATCAACCTCGACATAACCAATCAGTTCGAAAGCTTCAACACCGGGCCAACCATACACACCTTCGGTGTTGTACGAGGACAGGCGGTTGATTTGATTACCGGGCTGAAGAATAGCACCGGCTTCTTCTTTGTAAGCAGCCATTGTTAGTTACCTCCTTATCACTCAGCGATGGTGAAGGCAGCGGTCACGAAGTCCTTGTTCAGGTTCGCAAAACCGGCGTACAGCTGCCAAATCAGGATGATGAAGCGGCTGAAGTCGTCGTTATTGTTGATCAGAACTTGGGCGTTCGGACCACCGATACCCACGCCAACGGCCTGAGGACCGAAGAACAGCGCAGGAGGGGTGGTGTAGGAGCCGGAGCCAGCGCCACCGCCCAGGTCGACGGTGATGGACTTTTCGGCAAAGTTGGTGGACTCGAAGAACCGCACACCTTCAAACACAAAGCCGGAAGGCATGACGGGCTCACCAGCCACAAATTGGGCTTGGCCAAACTGACCGCCACCGTAGATGGAGGCGTTGGGAGCCATGGCACCCATCAGGGGGTTGGGCTGACCCATACCAGGGTAACGAGCCACTTCGCGGAAACCTTGGTCGGCACGCAGGTCCTTCATGAAGGAAGGATCGGCGATACAACGGTAGTAACCGTCAGCAAACACGGGCACGTTACGCTTACGGAGCTGCTTGACAACTTCAAGCAGGTCAGTTTTCACGTTGAACTTGAAGCGCTCGGAAGCGTATTCAGTCGCGGTGTAAGCGTTGAGCGAGGTCGAGGTAGCTTTGGTCTTGCCATTGGGGTAGTAGTAACCACCTTGGCTGTCAGACGAAGCACCGCGAGCTTCAGATTTCGAGAACTCGTCCAGGAAGACGCGATCACGCCAACGACGGTAGTCGTCGAGCAGGGTCAGCGAACCGATGGACTGGTGGAACATATTAAGGTTCCCGGTGTCCAGCAGCAGACGCTGAGCGGTCATCAGGGTCTCACGAGCAATCTTAAAAGTGCTCGGGAGGGTAGCGTTGTTCGGGTCAGCGGGGCCAGTGTACTCACGCAGAGACACAAGCACCTTGTCCTTCACGATCGAACGGCTGTTAGCGGTACCGATCGTTTGGTCTTGGGTGCGCTCACGCTGAGTTTTGGTCCCAGGGTTGCCCCAGAAACGATACCGGTCAAGTTGAACGGTTTGACCGGGCTGTTTGGTAAAATCGTGGACAACAACAGGCTCAGCTGCCATTTCCACAATATAAGCTGGATGGGGACGGTACAGCTCCGCACCCAGCAGCTTCGGGAAATCGTTATCAATAAACATGTTGGTTACTCAGCGTAGGGTTAGCTGATACCCGAGGAAAATCCTCTTCAATGGAATAAACATTCCACTAAAAAAATTATAGCAACAATTTATCAATCCGGATTAATAACTTTGACTATTCTTCCGGGTTTACCATGACGGGATAATTGTAACCAGGCAGCATATTACCTGCTGAGTACATCATTGGTGCCATGGAGCCCATCGCGTGGTAAGGATTCACAGTTGGAGGCTGCATGTCAGCAACAGGGGCCTGAATTTCAGGATCAATACCCATGCCAGCCAAAGCTTGCATTCCCATCATGGCTTCTGCTGCTTTGGATTCTTTCTTGCGAGATTCCGACTTTTTAACGGCTTTTTTAGCTTTAGATTTGTCCATTAGCGACCACCTTTTTTCTGGGGCATGGTAGGCATCATACCAACCGGAAGTTGACCAGTCATCTGCATGAATTGGTTATACATGCGTTGCTCGTTGGCAACGATGGCATCTTGCGTATACTCGGCAGAATCCAAGAATTGTGGCATCAGCATGCCGTTTCTAGGAAGCGGAGATCCAGGCAGATTTAATTTTAAATATGAGGCATCCAGGTCGCTGGGCATCCGAGGCTGAGGAGCATTTGGATTACCAACTTGAGGAGCTAATCCACGAGCACGAATCGCTGCGTATTCATCAATATTTCCAGCTTGTACTTGTTGAGCAAGATTACCAGCGCCAAAAGTAACCAACCCCGGTGACCCAATTGGTCCACCTGCCGTACCAATACTAGCTAAAAATTGCGCAGCCCTTTCGCCAGCACTGGCTTTCTTAGACTTCATGTTAACAAAAAGAAAAGGGGCAGCTATTGCTACCCCTTATTTTACTGTTACTTATTTTTCTAATAAATAGTGTTTACTCGTTTTCCTGATAAATGACATTTATCGTATTTCCGAGTATCACTCCATCACCAGCATCTTCTGGCGGAACACCTCAGGATTGGACTGAGCAGCGTTCAGGTAACGCCAAGCGTTAGCGGGATCGCGATCTGCCAGGCTTCCGAAGCTATTCCAGAAGTCCATGGGGTTACCCTGGGCCTGGGGCTGCGGGGGAGCAGGCATCTCAGGACGCTGAGGAGCAACCGGACGCTGGAACTGCTGACCAACGGCCTGCATTTGGGGAGCTTGTGCGTAACCAATCTCTTCATCAGGGATGGGATACGGACCGTTCTGACCGAAGAACTCGCAAGTATAATCAGCAAGAACGTCAGGATCAGTCAGGATGGTTTCGTAAGCACGATGCTCATTCGAAAGTTCCTGGAGCAGGTTGACAGCTTCGATCAGCTGCTGGTTGGTCTGGATCAGCGAATCCTCAAGCTGACAAGCGTAGTTATTGAGGATAGCAGGGACATCAGCACCGAAGTGGTTGATGACCTCAAGGCTTTCCGAGCTTACCCCGTTTGCCAGGAGCTGCTGCTGGCTGATTTCCTGCGAAGTTGGGGAAGAGACGTTGGAGTAGGCCTGGTTGTTGTTGATCCCAGGCATAGAGGTCGGCAGACCCGCGTTGCTGTACTGGAGAGCCTGTTGGGAAGCGTAATTCGCCGGGACGCCTGCTTGGCTCCCGATCGATTGTTGACCCTGGAATGGGAATTGGACGGGCGAACTCAGGAGCCCCACCACCCTGTTGAACGCCTCCTTGTACGGATTCTCCGCTTGTTGGGGCGCCTGGGGTGCTTGGGGGTAAGACGCTGTAGGGACTGATTGGTAGCTGGGGACCCCCATCTGGGCCTGCATTTGCGGGGCTGGGGCCACCGCTGGCTGGTACGGAGCCACCCACTGGGAGTTGGTCGCCACCACCGGAGCCTGGGCTGCCGTTTGAGCCATCGGAGCCGCGTAGCTGATCGGCTGGGTCGGGGATACTTGGGGTGCCGATTGGGTCGGCATTGCGGTATCGGCCTGCATAGGTTACCTCTTTTTGTAGGCTTTCGAGAGTTCGGTAAAGGAAGGGAGTAAGATCAAGTCTTGGATCCGCAGCCATCGGTAAATTCGGTTGCTGCGGATGTGGTGTCCGCATTTCTAAATTGACAAGGTCAATAAATGCGGAGTAGGCCCTCTGTACTTCCCCCACCATTCGGAATGGAAATCCCGAGAGCATGCCCGCGATTTCGTCATCCGTTTTTGAAGGGAACAAATACTTCAGTGCTTCAATGCTATCAACCCCTAACTCTTGTAGATTTCGGGTAAAGATAGACTGGTTGAGTTTATCTTGAGCTGTGTCTTCATAAACAGGACCCATCCATCGCCAAGCAACAGTTCTGTCGCCGTCTGGAGCCAGGCCCAACACTCCGTCGGGAATTTCTTTTGTTTCAAGAGCAACATCGATTGCCTTTTGAAGTTTCTTCTCATAGGTTGCTTTTTGCTTTTCATATTTAGCAGTAGCAATTTCATCCGAGGGATCCTGAGGAGGAGCCGGATATTTGATTCCGGTGGCATAAGCCAAAGATTTACGGAAGATTTGTTCTTCCTGAAAAATCATTAACTCAAAGCACTTACAAACTCCGTAGGTGTAAAGCTGTAAGCACTTTTTCTTAGCCGTTGCACTTACGCGACCATAAGCCGATTTAATCTCTGTTGCCGTTACATTAGTAATACTGAGATCATCAATGCCACCAAGAGCAAGCCTAATTTCACTACGCAGCTGCTCCGCATAGCGAGCTTGATCAGTACTAACCGCATTCGGAGTAATAAAACCAACCCGATCCGTTGGTTCCAAATTGGCAATAACTCGAGGAACTCTCATGCCACTTCCTGGCTTGCCGATGTATCCAGGGGGTTGGCGGGTTACGTTATCCTGCTTATAGGTGGAGCTGGAAAGAAAGAATTCAGACTGGAAACCTGACTGACTAGAAATACTCGGCCGTTGTGCAACGTCAGTATCCCCGCTTTCAATGATGTCTTGCTTTGGACGAGATGAAAGCAGAGTTGGATTACCAAAAAATGAAAGGTTAGCGCGAATGTTTTTAACCATTTCATCATGGGCGATGATCTGGTTTGACATCCAATCAAATTCACCGGCACCATCAGTTCCGAAAGCATCAGGATTATTGAAAACTTCAACACAAGGAATAAATTCCATTGTATTGATAACAGTTTTCTTGTTGGTAACGCCAAACTCCATTTCGGGGGCGTCAAATCTAATTTCTTGCTCGCTATGATACTCTTCGATTTCAGTGGCGGTAATGCGCAACCGCATATATCGCTTGTCCGTATTCAATCCAACCCCCTGAAATCCACGGGTGGACTTAACCTTATACGGATAAATGATGATTACTTCTTCTAGATCACCTTCCGGAGAGTAGTAAGTTCGATAAGAATCTTTGTCGAACCAATACAGGCGATATGTTTTCTTGGTGGGGCGTATATAAAAAAGCCCTTTACCGTAACAAAGAAATCGATCCCAAATAGAATCCAGCCTGGCGTCAAGCTTGTTGAATTTTATGACTTGCTGGACAAAGTCAAACCGCTGCGTACCAAAATTATCTTGCTCTGGATAAAACTCAACACCCTGCCTGATGCCAAACATTCGCATCTGGCTGAGATGAGCATTGACCAGCATCGTGTCTGCCGGTCCACTACCGTCCCTAGTAATGACTGATTTGAGAATGTCGTCAAGGACAGTCTTATTGCCGTCGCTCATGGGATCTCAGGTCAGATTACTCTTCAATATCGTAGCCAGCAGCAATACGTTTTAGGGTAATCACGTCGTCTTCTACTTCCAATTCAAAACGTTCGTTGGGTTGAAGCGCCATGTCGTGACACAATTCGTCGGGAAGAGGGATTACGGCAGAACCGTACACATCCTGTTCAAGCTCGACGTTGAAATAGCTGGTGGACATCGTTTGGATTTTCTCAGTCTAGGTCCAAAATACTTTATACCACGTAATCCAGATTAAAACTCAAGCTGCAATTTTCCTCGGGTCATTAACCCATTGCACAGCCAAACTAATGCATCAACCGCGTCGTCGTGTGAACTCACTCCAAAATTAACGATTTCATCAGTCAAGTATCCAAAGCGACGAAACTTATTGAAAATAATTTTTCTTTGTTCAAACAAGCCCATGATTCCACGGAAACGAGCGACTTTGTCACCACGGAATCCTTTGATGGCATGCCAATTCAGGTTGTATAAACCATGGTCTCCAAGACAGATTCGTTTAAAGTCTGCTTCCAGAGAAGCCTGATAAGCGACAGCTTCAGACCAGATATCAATATTACTTCCGGTGGGGAAATATCTGCCATTATCCTTGTGAACAATGCCCCACTCTTCCATCATTTCCATAAGGACCTCCAACTTCTCAAGGTTACCCATAATCCGAATTCTCTTGCAATCAATAATTTGAATCTTGTCTCCCACTCGACCACCCATGACAAATACTGTGTAGTCGTTTTGTTCCCTGACGCCTGCCGAGAGATCAACACCAACACCAAGGGAATCGAACTGAGTTGCAATGGTTCCCTTAACAATTAAGTCTGGAGAAAGGGATAGCTCACTCGTTTGGACAATTTGATTTTGATACTGAAAACTAAAGGCAACAGGGGCTTGGCGACGGCGATCCCTAAGATAATCAAGGGACCACAATTCTGGCCAATACGACATTTCTTCCCCATCTTCACCAATAGTTATAGCAGACTGAACAATTTGGACCCAATCGTTCGGGGGAATAAAAGTACTGTTGTGAATATCATCATGACGGAATCTAGTTCCAAGGCAAATCGCACGACCACCTTCAAACATGGTAGGAACAATAACTGAATTCCAGTTATCTTCCATTGCAACCCGAATGTCCCTGTTTTTAATATCATCAGCCGACTTAATGGCGTCATCAATGATACAAAGATGAGAACGTTTTGAAGTCACGGCGCCCTTCAAACCTGCACAACAAACTGTGAACTCTTCTTCACCAGTCGATTTAATACCAGCGAACTTCCAATCAATGCTCCAGTATTCATTGGAGTTAATGCCCTTTGCAATTTTTACAGTAGGAAAAACTTCCCCATATGTCTTACTTTCCTCAATAATTCTTTTGATCGCTGCGCTCTTTGGACGAGCAACATCAACCGTGTAGGAAATGTAAAGGATTTTTAGAGGTTTCTTGGCTAGTGCGTGAATTCCGATTGCCCAAGCCGTAAATAAACCTAAAACCGTGGACTTGGCACTACCTCGTGGAGCAAGAATATCAATGTTTGGTCCAGCAATCCCAACCAGGCACTCACTGTCTTCACCAGTGCAAAGGTACTTATGCCACTCTTTGTGGTGCTCAGCAGGTGGTTTGTCTCCTACGGCCTCACAAAAATACCCAAAGTCGCTTCGAGCACGCTGAATATCAATGGCGCTCGTTTGCTTTACAACGCGCTTTTGTGCGGCTGCACGAGCAGTACGCCTGTAAACAGAATAAAGACTTGTACCTGCCATGGCCGTAGCATAGCGTGTTTAGCCTTAAGATTCCTCTGCCAAAATTTTGGTCCAGACTCCCATAGACGCCTCCTGAAGTGGCCCCTCAATTGGATCATCTCTGAAGATTGAAAGCATTTCCCGCAAAGCCCGATCGGCACCAGCAAGGATTAATCCTTGTTTATCCAAAAGAACTTTTTCATCGTTTAGCTGTTTAATCGAGCCGCGTAATTCTTTTTGAAGCATGGCGATCCTGGAAGTTCCCATGTCTTGCTTGACCATTCCCATGTCAATGGCATCCCGTAACTTGGCAATGTCCTGTTGCATGGAATCAATTTCATCCTCCAGCAAAGCATTGAAATTACGCTTCTTGAATTCTTTCTTAGACCATTCATCGCACTCCACGATGCTTCCTGTAAACCCGAGGAACCGGGCATACAGGTACATCTGGATTGGTGAGGTAGTGCGTTTACAAAAGGCAAGAAAGGATTCGCGGTCTTTATCGGTTAAAGACTGGATCCATTCCGTCATGCTCGGTACTGCTGTTGGGATTGCTCGTAGTCTCGGTTCTCTTTATAGCGCCGGAACATCTCAGATTGCAAGTCGGTAAGACGCTGCTCTTGACCTCTGGTTTCAGTTGTGAGGCGCTCTTGTTCGCCAAAGGTTTCCAGTCCCTTCCTGTACTGTTCACCAGAAGCTACCGTCCCAGCTCTTTCCTCAGTTCCACGGGCGGCAATATTCTGACGCTCTTCAGCACTTTGGGCTTGGAAACGACGAACATCTTGACCAGCAAAAAACTCTGCGTTGGTGCGATCCAGCTGAGCGCCTAGCTCCATGTTAAGCCTTTGCTGCGCACCGCTGACTTCGTTTAACGCAACCTGAGTCTGCAACGATTGGGTAGGCACCGGAGTTGGAGGCGCCGGGGGCGGTGGAGCTGGCGAATAAACGATAGTGGGGGGAGGTGGAGGTGAGCCGCCCATAGCTAAATCTTTTGTATCAGTTTAGTTTAACCGAATTGAATGTATTGACCAGCGAATCGACCCTGCGATTCCTTGGCAGCACGGAGTTGGTCTGCAGTTGCTTGCTGAAGCGCCGCTTCACCCACTTGAGCGGATTGCATTTGTGCCTGCTTGGAAGCCATGATATTTTGTACATTTGACGGCAGTTGTTCGGCAAAACGACGGTAAGCTTGACTAGCCGCCAAGTCTTCTGAAGTTGCCCGAGACCTAGCAGCAGTTAAATAAGGGTAAACCTGCGCCAGTTGTTTAGCAGATAACTCAGCCTGTAAATCTGAAAATGCTTTGGCCCTAGCTAATACAGTGGGGGTTAGCTTTTCTTCTAGTGCAGCAATTTGCTCGGCTTGCTCTAAGTGATCTTGAGTTGGGGTTGTTGGAGGCTTTTGTAGATACGAAGGCGTAAAATTTGAGGATGTCGAATAAATGTTTGGAGTAAAATTAAATCCAGCAAATGCTTTCGACGGGTCAAACGGAGTGTTTGCTGAGAAGTTGTACATTTGAAATTACTAATTACTGATACTGCATGCGATTAGCCAAAGCTTGAGTAACACCACGACTGGCTTCAAGGCCCATTTCTTTAGCAGCATTCTGCGCTCCTTGAATCATTGCAGCTTGTGTTGCAATGTTTTGCTTTATACCCTGTGCGGCCATTTGTCTGGCAAAGTTTTGCTTTTCTGCAGCTTCTGCAATTTGGAATTGGACATCTCCAAGGCGTTTCAAGCCTTCTGCCGATGCTTCAGCTTGACGAATTGTTTCAGCACTCCGAGTCATGCCGGGTACCCCATAAACATCGGTAATACTTGATCCATATGGGGTGATGTTTCCAAATTGATCAATTTGAGCATATGGTGCTCCGGGAGTTTGATATCCTGGGGTGTACGGACGTTCTCCAGCCAAGCCTAATCCAAGTTGAGTCGCTCCTCCTAAAACATTACTTACCCCAGCACTAGTTCCTCTAGCGACTCCGGCTAACGTTGGTACTGCTGCAATGCCTGCCAGTGGGATACCGATTTGCGCGGCAGTTCGCAAGGCACCCTTTGTTAAAAATGGTGCGGCTGCTTTTTGTGCCCCCAATCCTAGAGCTTGGCCAACACCGGTCTGTGCTGCCCCAAGAGCGGCATCAACTCCAGCTTTACTGATGTTTGCTTGTGCCAGGTTTTGAAGTCCGCCCAATCCAGATTTAACAGCTCCACCAGTCAGATATCCAAGGCCACCCTGTAATGCAGCTTCGAGTATGTTACCCTGTTGCAAAGCAGGCAACGCAGATGCAGCGCCGGTCAAAAGAGGCAGAGCTTGCATTGCCATCCTTGCACCGGTTGCTACGAGTGGTAGAGCCATAATCTGTTAATTCTTCTTAGTTGTTATTTTAATCTGAATAATCTTACCAATCAGTTTCACTTAATCCACTTAAGCCGGCTGATATAAAGGGTGCTGTGGGTCCACCCATAAGCCCAACAACTGGAGCAGCAATCCCAGCAATTTGACTAAAAAGTCCTTTTTGCCCTGGGGTCCCCTGAACAACTACGGGAGCATGCTGGGAAGGCATGATTGCACCGAAATCTGAAAATATTTGCTGCCCTCCTCCCTCTGTACCCTTTCCAATAGTTGCTCCAAACCCACTGGAATCTTCTTGCTCCTTATCCTTTTTGCGGGCTCCTGCTTTAGAAAAAAGGTTCTTTTTTGTCTTGTTTAGATAACGTTGCTCTGGATCAGAATATTGACCAAAAGATTTTTCCCACAGCCCACTTTTGTCAACACCAGGCTGCTGTTTCCAATCAGTACCACCGCCCGCCCCTTTCCAGTCAATGTCTTTTTTCCAAGACGTAAAATCACCTAAAGAGCCTGGCGGTTTAAATGCGTCGCCACCTCCTAAAGGATTTTTATATCCTGATTCCCCGTAAAAACTGTTTGCCATGGTTTTTTAAATTAAATATATTTTCGAGTGTATGCACCAGAAAGTCCGGACGAGATGTCACCTAACCCTGAGTAATAAGATTGTGGGGACGAAGCCATTTGCCGTGCTTGAATTAATTGCATTTGATTTTGCATGCGTACTTGCTCTAAATACAAAGCACCTGCTTGTTCATTTGTTAATGGGCTCATCCCAGGGGCGTATGGTTGTGATGCAAAACTAGCGGATCCTATGGGAACTCTATAGTTGGATTGTTGTGTACTTCCGGTTAATCCAAGTAAATTTTCAGCCCCCAGCACGGCACCAGAAGCTGCCAATTCAGCTGCCGGCGATAAAAATTTAGATGCAGTTTCACCTATTACAGGAACTGCTTTTTCAGCAATTTTTTTACCGAGTAGTCCGGTGCCTACGGTATGAAAACTTTTTAGGGCCTCACCCGCTAATCTTGAACCTACAGTTGCCGCCATTACATTACACCTTGACTTGGGAATTGGGTAACAGTATTTGGATCTTTTTCGTTAGACCCTTCAGTTGCTTGTTGTGTAACTAGTCTAGCAAGGTTTTCCGGCTTTACAGCTTTATCCGCTTCAATTAACCCCCTTGCTACTCCCATTGAGTATTCTTGAAGAAATTTATCTGCAAAAGATTTATCGCCAGGGTTTTGAAATGTGGATTCGTAGGTTTGCGATGCTGCTTGTATTTTTTGCTCTGATTGTGGAGCTACTTGATAAAAAGTTCTGTCGGAATAAAAATTTTGGTATTCTGGATTCCTTCTAACGTCTGCAGCAAAAGTATTCTTTTTGGGGTCAGCAGTGCGATTAGGGCCAAGCGTTCCACTATATGGGCTTACGCCAGTGC